TAAAAGCAAACTTTAAACATAAGTTTAATAAAGAGTTGTGGGATCTTGGTAAAAAACATAATCTTACAGCTGATAAAGTATTAGATATTTATTTTGACCAGTTTAACTTTATAGCTAAGAGTATAAGACAAGATGAAAAAACTTCTATAAAATTAAAAGGGTTAGGTAAATTTGTATATAACGAAAAATTAGTAATAAAACTAACGGAATTAAAACAATTGAAAAATGATAGAGAAATTTTATTTAAAAGCTCTTCCCAAGATGGAGACAGAGCTGAGTCTAATCAAGACAATGATTGATGTTGTTATCTATGAACGTACTGTAGCAGAACATCCAAATTCAGTTATTGTACAAATAGCAGAAAACATAATACGTAATAAGGTAACTGAAATTGAAAAGGTACTTAAAAACCCTAGTAAGTTTGACAAGGGACCTCATGATGATTTAATTATTGACTAATGAAAAGCAAACGCCTTTACATTGACCTAGAAGTTTCCCCAAACATAGGATTGTTTTGGAGAGCTGGTTACAAATTAAATATATCACCAGATGATATTATTCAGGAAAGAGCTATTATTTGTGTGTGTTATAAATGGGAAGGTGATAGCCAAATTAATTCTATGAAGTGGAATAAAGGGGATGATAAAGAATTAGTTAAAAAGTTTAGTACTCTATTAATGCAAGCTGATGAGATAGTTGCACACAATGGGGATAAGTTTGATGTTAAATGGTTTAGAACAAGATGTATCTTTCACGGTATAGAATGTTCTCCAGAACTAAAAACTATAGATACTTTAAAGTTAGCCAAGTCTAATTTTCTATTTAACTCTAATAAACTAGATTACATAGGAGGTTACTTAGGAGTAGGCCATAAGTTAAAAACAGATTACAAGTTGTGGAAAGAAATCTTACTTAATAACAATAAGAAAGCCATGGATACTATGGTTGAATATTGTAAGAGAGATGTACAACTACTTGAAGATGTACACCATAAACTTATTAACTACACTAAACATAAGACTCATTTTGCAGTTCAAAATGGTGGAGGTAAAATAGATTGCCCAGAATGTGCATCTACTAATACTCACTCTAGAGGGTATTGGGTTTCAGCAGCAGGAGTTAGAAAAAACAAATGTCAATGTAATGATTGTGGTAAATGGTATTCAGTATTAACTAGTACTTACAATAAAGAATTAAACGATAGAAACAGAAAAGACATAGTATGAGACTAATTAAACTAGAGTTATTATCTAAGATAATAAACAATGAAGAGGCTGAACCGTCTTCTTATCAAAATGTATTAGAAGAATTAAATATCTCTGTTGAAGAAGATAATGACATGCACTTTAGACCAGTGTTTATTAATGTAGACTTACTTCAAGAAGAAATGCTTAACATATGTGATAGGTTAGATCAACCTGATCATTGTACTGTAGAGTTTTTTGATGGTAGAACTTTTATTGTAAATCAAACAAAAGAAAGTTTAGCTAAGTTATTAGATGATACCCTCGAAGTTTAATATACTATCTCATGAAATTGAGGTAGTAATAGACAATAACTATTGTTATAAAGAAGGTTGTATGGGTAGATTTTTACCTTACGAGAATAAAATAATAATAGCCGATAGGTATAAAACAGCTAAAAGCTGGAGGAAATACAAGGAGTCAGTAGTAGAGCATACCTTTTATCATGAGTTAACACATTGTATATTATATTATACAGGCCATAAAAACTTATGGTTAAATGAAAGGTTAGTTGATGGGATAAGTGGGCTATGGTTACAATTTGATAAAAGTAAATGTTAGAATTTAGTAAACCAATACCAGTAATTATCAAACACTTACAGGAAGAAGGGTATGCTTTATATTGTGAAAGTGGAGGATTACTAGAGAATGATGTTTGGACTGTTGTACATTGTAAAGGTGGAATAATAAGACACTATACAACAGAACAATTATTGATACATAAAAACGGAACATATGAGATTACTGAGAGTAAATGAGGATTTAACTTTAGATATAATACCTGAAGTTTTGGAGATACCAGAATTTAAAGCTATTGTTAAAAGGATTAAGAAATGTAAAGGTGACACTGACGGCAGATTAAAGCTAATGGCTAGAAAAGAATTGGCATATGTTTATCATATGTCTTCTGATGAAGGCCCATATTTTAGTTTTCCACCTAAAGAAAGACACCAAAGGTTATCTAATGATTTATTTGAGGATCATAAATGGGAACCAGATGCTGAGATACTAGCAGGTATAGAAAAGTTTAAAGAATTAAATCAAACACCGTCATCTAAAACAGTTGGTACTATTATTAATGCTTTGCATAAAGCTAACAAGATAGTAGATACATTAATTAATGAGATTGAAAACAATCTAGATGAAGAGAAATACAAACAGGGTGTTACTAATAAACAAGGCCAGATAGTTACTGGTGTTGAGATTATGTTAGGTGATATTCAAGCACTTATAAAAGCTGCTAATGAAATACCTAAGTCTATAGACATCTTTGAGAAACTACAAGAAAAGATATTAAAAGAAAAACAAGTTGCTGCTTCTAAATTTAGAGGTGGGGCTGAGATAAGTGATTTTGAAAGGAGTTAATAATGTTTGACAATAAAGATTTATATAGTGTAAACACAGATCTGTTTAGAACTGAGGCTATTAGGTTTGAAACTAATAAAAGAAGAACAGGTATTGGGTTTTATCTAGACGCACCAAAGGGGTCAAAAGATTGGAAAGACTATTGGAATCTGCAAAGACATTATTGTGAACATGGATTATCTGTAGCTGGAGTTAAAATTACCGGGGAACATTATTTCTATTTAAACTTTTGTCAGATAGAATTAAAGTTGGTAAGAAAAATTGCCAATGCTACAGAACTAATAACTAAAAAGACTAAAGTAGAAAGTACTATTACTTTTCCTGATTTCTGGGATAGTGATTGGTATTACTTTACAGAATGTAAAAAAGCAGAAGAGCTTGGTTTACATATGATTGTACTTAAACCTAGGAGGAGAGGTTACTCATATAAGAATGCAGCTAAATGTGCATGGACTTATACGTTTAGTAAAAGTATGTCTAACTCATTAATACTTGCTGAAGATAAAAAGTATTCTGAGGAAACAATGAGGATGGCTGTAAGTTATCTTGACTTTTTAAATAAGTTTACCGGATTTGGTAGACAAAGACAACATATAAATAAACCTAGAGAAATAGTACAAGCTTCTTTTGAGGAGATTACTGCAGATGGCCGGAAACTTCCAGGAGGTTCTATGTCTAGGATTATGCAATACTCTACTTTGAACAACCCAGATGTAGCCAGGGGTAAAGCTGCAAGAGTAATATTATTTGAAGAAGCAGGTTCTATGAGTAATCTAAAATCTGCTTATACAGTAACAAGACCTACAGTAGAATCAGGTACTGCAGTATCAGGACAGATATTTGTCTATGGTACTGGTGGAGATTTTAGTGGAGGTATGATTGATTTTGAAGAAATGTTTTATGACCCTGAGACTTATGGGTTTTTACCGTATGATAATATGTATGATGAGGGTAGCACTACACAAATAGGTTACTTTTTACCAGATAGTTATTCTAAGTTAGGGTTTATAACTGACCAAGGTATATCTTTAGGTACAGAAGCTAAAACAGTTATAGTAGCTGACCGTGAACACCTTAGAAGAACAACTAAAGATATAAACATTGTAGATAAGATGATATGTGAGAATCCACTTAAACCATCTGAAGCAATGTTAAAAATGGGTACTAACATATACCCTAAAGCAGAAATTAATAGACAAATAGCTAGGATAAAAGGTAATAGAGGTTTATCAACACTAGGTATAACTGGGTATTTAACTCAAAATGAAGTAGGTGAAACTATATTTAACCCATCTACTGATTATAAACCTATACTTAACTTCCCTTATAAACCAGATGTAGATGGTGAAGGTTGTATTATACAGTATCAACCACCATTTAAAATGGAAAGACTTATACCTAAAGACTTGTACTTTATATGTGTCGATCCGTATGCTATTGATAAAGACAAAGCTAAAGAGATAACTAAAAGAGATTCATTAGGTGCAGCTTATGTTATGAAACGTATTAATAACTTTAGCAAACCTTATGATATAATAGTAGCTGAGTATGTTGCTAGACCTAAGTTTCAAGATGACTTTAATAGACAATTGTTTTTATTAGCTGATTATTACAACGCCAAGATTGTATTTGAAAATGATAGAGATGGTAACATATTAGCTTATGCTAGAACTAATAAATTACTGAACAGATTAGAGGAAGAGCTTACTGTATATGATTCTAATGATAACCCTAAACGTAAGTTAGGTAGAAATTATGGTGTGTCTATGTCAAATATAGAAGTTAAAAAACAAGCTGTCCAGTATTTTAGAGATTGGTTGTTAGCTCCAAGAGAAAAAAACGAAGATAATGAATTTGAATTAAATTTACACAAAATATATAGTATAGCTTTATTAGAAGAGATACTTAAATTTAGTTATGATGGTAACTTTGACCGACACTCAGCTTTATTAGTTGGGATGTTATACAAAAAAGAGTTACTTTTAAAACCACAAGTAGAGATGAACCAAAAATCTGCATATGATGATCCCTTTTTTATGGATTTAAAGCATAAGTTTGGAATAAGTCAAATTTTATAATAAATTTGTAATTAAAAAGTAAAATGGCTGCACCGATAAAATATAATGCAAACATACCTGTACAAACATTAAGTTATGCAGATAAGATAAAAGACGATTTTGAATGGGGTAAGCAGACTATGAGATCTTACATTAACAGATCGTATTTTGCAACAACTCAACATAAGTGGGCACTAAAAAAACTATATGATTATTATAATGGCCATATAGATATAGATGACTACAGATTAATAACTGAACCATTTGGTAAAAAGTTAGAAGGTGACTGGGCTGATGTTGTAAACTATCCTATTATTAAACCCAAAGTAGATTTACTATGGGGTGAATTTGCTAAAAGACCTAAAAACTTTAGTGTATACGTAACTAATGATGACGTTACTAACAAAGCACTTGACGAAAAGAATAAAATAGTATTACAGAACTTAGAGCAAATGTTTGTAAATGAGCTTAATGCTCAAGGAGTTGACACAGGTATACCTACTGAAGAAGTACCAAAACCTGAACAAATACAAAAAGAATTTGCAAGTTCATACAGAGATAAAAGAGCAATACTTGGGCAAGACTCATTAGAGTACATCCATCAGTATTGTAAACTACAAGAGAAATTCCATTTGGAGTTTTTCCATTGGTTAGTATCTGGTGAGGTTTACTCGTACAAAACAATTGAAAACAATGAACCTTACTACGAAGTAGTTAACGTATTAGATTTAGACTACGATAAAGATCCTGATAATCAATTTATTGAAGATGCTGAATGGGTAGTTAGACGTAAATACATGAATCCATCAACTATTGTAGAGTTTTTCTACGATGATCTAGGTAAAAATGAACAAGAAATTAAAGATACTATTAACAAGATTGAGACTTTGGGTAGCAATACTACCGTATTCTCTGCTAGTGCTCCTAATCTGTATGATCGTACTGGGCCTCAAAATGTTTACAATCGTCTTGTTGAGGTTAAACACGTTGTTTGGAAAAGTAAAAAGAAAGTTGGTGTCTGTACCTTCATGGATGAGTTCGGTGTAGAACAATCTATTGAAGTAGATGAGGCTTTTAAAGCACTTAAAGAATTAGGCCAAACAGTAGAATGGTTTTGGGTAAATGAAATATGGGAAGGTTATTTAATTGGTACAGATATGTACTTTAGAATACGTGCTATTCCTGTACAAAGAACTTCTTTAGATAACTTATCTAAATGTAAGTTACCTTATAATGGTAGAGTATTATCTGCTATTAACTCTAGAAATATATCATTAGTAATATTAGGTGTACCTTATCAAGTACTTTATAATGCTACTTTCCACCGTCTTAAATTAGCTATGGCTAAAATGAAAGATGATATGATACA